ACTCATCAGTGGCATTTCCAACTGGTACTCAGTTGAACCTGATTCAGATTGGTGCAGGACAGGTCACTGTCCAAGGTGCAGGTGGAGTTACCGTTGTATCTACTGGCGCTACCGCTGCTACTCCTAAATGCCGAGCACAGTATTCTGCTTTGACCCTTATCAAGCGCGATACCGATTCTTGGTATGCAGTAGGAGATATCGCCTAATGTCACCGATCCTTGGTATCTGGGCCTCATCTAAGGCAGTAGCAGCCGCCGACACTGGCGCAATGTTCCCATTGCAGGTCATCACCGTTGGTGCCGCTGGTGCTTCATCAGTTACTTTTACAAACATTCCTAACACTTACGCTCATCTTCAAATCAGAGGAATAGTTCGTTCAGGTAGCACCTCTGCAGGTCTTGGTATTGTGATACCAACCTTGAATAGTGATACAACATCTAGTAACTATGTAAAACACGGTCTGCAAGGTAATGGAACGAGTGCTACTGCTTTTGGTTATACAAGTGATAGAGGTTTTGACCTTGCAATCAGAAACAGCGCAACTGCAAGTACTTATTCGGGGCTTGTAGTTGATATTTTAGATTATGCAAATTCTAACAAGTATAAAACATTGAGGTGTTTTGGTGGTTTTGACGCAAATGGCAGTGGCCAAATTATTTTGACATCAAATTTATGGATGAGCACTTCTGCGATAACCAGCGTAAGTTTTGCATTAGAAGCCAATAGTTTTGTTCAGTACAGCCAATTCGCATTATACGGGGTGAAATCAGCGTGAGTACCTATACACCAATAGCAAGCGTTACTCTTTCTAGCGCACAATCCTCTGTCACCTTCAGTGGCATCCCACAGACCTATACGGATTTGGTTATTGTTGCAAACATAAAAGGCGACACAGGAAATGTTGGTTTGAATTACCAATTCAATTCGGATACAGCAAGCAATTATTCATCAACTGTATTAGCAGGTGATGGAACCAGCGCTTCATCAGATAGATATAGCAATCAAACTTCAGCATTTTTTACATCTAACTATGGTGCTGGTACAAATGACTGGGTAACCGTAATTTCAAATATTCAGAATTATGCCAATACAACTACGAATAAAACTATTCTCACTCGTTGGTCTAAAGGAACAGGACAACTAACAGCGGCAGTAGCATTATGGAGAAAAACTCCAGAGGCTATCAATACTATAAAAATTTCGGCTTTAGGCGTGAACTTCGCTTCAGGCTCAACCTTCAACCTCTACGGGATTGATGCAAGTCTTTCTGCTCAAGCCAAGGCAACTGGTGGAACAACAATCATTCGTGATTCTTCCTACTGGTACCACGTCTTTACAGGATCAGGCACATTCACACCAACACAAGCAATTACTGCAGATGTATTAGTCGTTGCTGGCGGCGGTGCAGGTGGCGCTCCTGATAATACTTATGGTGGTGGAGGAGGTGCTGGTGGATTATTAGCACACACTTCTCAATCTTTGAGCACTCAGGCTTACACAGTAACAGTTGGCGCTGGTGGTTCTGGCAGTTCTTCAGGTGGTACCAATGGTGGTAGCAACGGAAGCAATTCACAGTTTGGTTCACTTACCGCATCTGCAGGTGGCGGCGGTGGCGGTAATGTTTCAGGTGGCGCAGGAAGCAACGGCGGTTCTGGTGGCGGTGGCGTAAGAAATAGCGGCGCTGGCGGAACTGCATCTCCTTCAGGTCAAGGTAACGCTGGTGGTGCGGCTTCAACTACTGGCGGTGGTGGTGGCGGTGGTGGAGCATCAGCAGCAGGTTCTGCTGGTACTACTTCTACACCTTCTAACTATCAAGGTGGTCCAGGTGGAGCAGGAAGTTCTACATATTCATCGTGGGGCGCTGCAACTTATACTGGACAAAATGTCAGCGGAACTTACTGGTTTGCTGGTGGTGGCGGTGGTTGCGGTGCAAACACAATCGTTGTCCCTGGCGGTAATGGTGGCGGAGGACAAGGTGCTGGTTGGCAAAGCAATAACGCTCTAGCAACAAGTGGTTCTGCTAATACTGGTGGTGGCGGAGGCGGAGTTGTTGGTGGAGCAGTATCTCCAGCAGGAGCATCTGGTTCAGGCGGCTCAGGCATTGTCATTATTCGGTATGCGATCTAGGGAGGAAATCTAAATGCCTTTACAAAATATGGTAGCAATCCAAACCGTCACAGTAGGTAGCGGTGGGGCGAGCAGTATTGACTTTACCAACATTCCGCAGACCTATACCGATTTGCTTTTGCTCACATCTCTAAGAAATACCAGTAGTTCTTGGGAAGGCTGGTATCTTTATTTCAATAACTCAAATAGCAATTTGAGTGTTCGTTATTTATTAGGTCAAGGTTCTGCGGCATCATCAGGGAGCATTTCCAGTGGTTACGGTGGAACAGTTCCAGGAGCAAATGTAACTGCAAGCACTTTTGAAAACAGTTGCGTGTATGTTCCAAACTATGCTGGTTCTAATAATAAATCATATTCGTCTGATAACGTAGCCGAAAACAATTCTACTGTTGGTTATCAAAATCTAATTGCTGGTTTATGGTCACAGACTTCCGCAATTACAAGATTTACTATTTACCCAACAGGCGGAACTTTCGTCCAATATAGTAGTGCCACCCTATACGGAATCAAAAACACAGTCTGATAACTAAGGAGAAACAATGCCAACCAAACTCGTAGTAGATTGCTCAACAGGAGTCACCACAGAAGTGGAACTCACTGCTGAAGAAATCGCACAGCAAGAAGCAGATGCAGCAGCACACGCTGTAGCAGAAGCAGAACGTATCGCAGCAGAAGAAGCAAAGGCAGCAGCAAAGGCTTCTGCTGAAGCAAAACTTGCTGCTCTTGGACTAACAGAAAATGAAATAAAGTCACTGTAGTTCATATCTAGCATCGGGGGATGTATGAGATTCCATGTTGTAAGCCTGCCACATACGCAGGTCACGAAAGAATTTGCAGGATGCGCCTTCACCGAAAAGGTAAGGCGCTTTTGCATAATGATGACCAACCTTGGTCACGAAGTTTATTTATACGCTGGCGATAAGGTTGAAGCGCCAGTTACAAAACTTATTACTTGCATCTCCGAAGAGCGCCGCGCACAGGCAGTTGGCAACAGCCACTACACGCAGGCATCATTCGATACCAATGCGTTGCACTGGCGTGTATTCAACACCAATGTGATTCGGCTGATGCAAAGCCACTTGCAGCCGCAAGATTTCATCTGTCTCATTGGCGGATACGCTCATAAAGAGATTGCTGATAAATACCCCAATCACATCATCGTTGAGTTCGGCGTGGGATATGGCGGCGTTTTTAGTAAGTATCGCGTTTTTGAATCATATGCCTGGATGCATTCAATTTATGCAGCCCACAAGAATCCGACTGCTGTTGATGGTCAATTCTTTGACACTGTGATTCCTGGATACCTAGAGCCAGAGATGTTCCCGCTTGGTGAAGGCAAAGGTGATTACTACCTTTTCATTGGGCGATTGATTGAACGCAAAGGTTACAAAATTGCTCAGGAAGTCTGCCAGCGCCTAGGCAAGAGACTTATCCTGGCAGGTCCTGGTGAGCAATCAGGATATGGAGAGTTTGTTGGCTCAGTAGGGCCAGAACAAAGAGCAGAGTTGATGAGCAATGCCATCGCAACCTTTGCTCCAACGCTGTATATCGAACCATTCGGAAATGTGGTGATTGAAGCCCAAGCCTGTGGCACACCAACAATCACAACCGATTGGGGAGCATTTACAGAGAACAACATCAACGGTCTAACAGGCTACCGTTGCAGAACGCTGCAAGAATTTATGGATGCAGCCGAAAAGGTCAAGACACTGGACCGAAAGAAAATCAGAGAACATTCTGTTGGCAGATATGCATTAGATGTTATCGCCAAAGAATACGAAGATTACTTCCTCAGACTGCTAACCCTTTGGGATGGCGGTTGGTATCACTTAGCAGAAAAGGCAGGCAATGAGTCTATCTAAGAGACTTCGCGCTTCGGGCGAGAAGCGAGCAGAGAATCAGTTCGTTGAACCGCTGATTCCTGGCAGACCAGCATATGCATCACCAGCAGGAGTTGATGTCAACTCTGAAACAGCAATTAGAATGTCAACAGTTTATGCCTGCGTTCGCTTACTTGGTGACACGATTTCATCACTACCGCTTGGCGCATATGTTCGCCGTGGTCGCAATCGAATTTCTTATGCCGCTGTATATGGCGAAGTTCCAAACTGGGTCAATAATCCAAACCCAGAGACAACACGCTTGGAGTTCTACGAACAAATCATCTCTTCGTTGAACTTGGAAGGAAATGCTTTCATCCTCAAAGTGATGGATGATATGGGCGAAGTTCTTGAACTCTATGTTCTCAATCCACGCGATGTGCGTGTTGAGCGTCCAGTTCCAGGTCAACCACTTCGTTATATGGTGCGCGATGCATTTGGAAACTTTTCTTATGAA